GCAGGAGCATGACGTCGTCGTACGTGAGTCCGATGAATCCGAACGGATCCGGCTGGTCCATGGGTCCCCTTCGTGGGCGAGGTGAAGTGTCGAGACACCGGGAACGCTGCGGCGGGTTCCGGATAGATCATGGTATCTCGCAACTAGCAACGTCACTGCTCTGTCTGCGTGGAGCGATGCTCGTCACCATGAACGCGACGTCGCTGCCTAACATTCCGGCAACACCTGTCGCTTCTCCGGTACGGCTGGTGCGGCCGTCCCGGGATGCTGCACCTATGAACCTCCTGCACCTCTACCGTGTACACCTGACCCGCCGATTCTCCGAGAACACCGTCCGACTGCGCGCTGGATACGCAGATCGCATGGGTGCCGAGATCGACCTGCGTCGGGCGACGACGGAGACGCTGGAGCGCTACCTTGACGCGCATCCGGAGTGGATGCCGGCCACGCGCTCCGCGGTCGTCCAGACGATGCGCTCGTTCTACGGGTGGGCGGCACGTCAAGGACACATCATGGTCGATCCCTCGCGCGACGTGCCGCTGCCGCGGATCCCGCGCACTCGGGCACGGATCGCCGACGAGGGCGTGCTGCTGACTGCGTTCGATGCCGCGAGCCCGCGCGACCAGGCGATCTTGCTGCTCGGGGCAGAGTGCGGCCTGCGCGTCTCCGAGATCGCCGCGCTGCACGTCGACCAGCGCGAGGGGCACTGGTTGCACATCGTGGGGAAGGGTGGCGTCTACCGGCCGTTGTACATGACGGACGAGCTTGCCGGGCTGCTCGACGTGCTGGCGGAGACGGCCCGGGACGGCTGGTACTTCCCGTCCCGCGAGGGTGGGCATCTGTCGCAGTCGAGCATCTATCGCCGGGTCCGGATCACGGCCGGGTACAACACGCACGCGCTCCGCCACCGTGCGGGCACGGCGACATATCGCAATACCGGGAACGACTTGCGGCTCGCGCAGGAGTTCCTCGGGCACGGCTCGCCGACGACGACCGCGATCTACGTCCACATCGAGCCGGACGATCTGCGGCGCGCAGCGGCGGCGACGAGCCTCCAGCGGGCGCGACAAGCGCGCGCGGCGTGAGGGCGGGGGCCGGAGCGTGACCCGAACACACTCCGGCCCCCAGTCGTGGGGTGGCGGCGATTGCCACCACGGCGGACACTGACGGCATGGGGTTCAGCTTCCGCAAGTCACTGCGTGCCGGTAAGGGCACCCGCGTCAACCTGTCGAAGGGTGGTGCCTCCGTGTCGAAGCGCGCGGGCCGGGTGACGGTCAGTTCGCGTGGACGGGTCTCCGTGCGGATCTTCCCGGGGTTCACCTGGCGCTCGAAGTAGGTCAGCCCAGTGCGTCCTCCGGTTCGGTCTTGAGCGCGGCGGGGTAGCCCGCGCTCGTCGGCTCCGGCTCGTCAGGCTCCGTGCCCGCGCTGTGGCCGCTGGCGGGCACGCTCCCGGCCCCGAGGGCGGTCAGCCAGGTGTTGACCACCGGGAGTGCCATGACGCGTGCGAGCGCAGCGGCGAGGGCCGCGACGAACGCGATCGCGCCGGTCAGCCACGCGACCCACGGGCCGGGGAGGACGTCGGCGACCGCGTCGAGCACTTGCGGGGCGATGACGGCGATCGCCGTGAGGACGATCGACGTCGCGACCAGCACCTGACCGGCCGTGCGGATGACGCGCTGCCACGGGAACCAGATCGGATCCGTGGTCTTCTTGTGGGCGCCCATCAGCGGAGCTTGATCTTGTTCGAGACGGTCGAGCGGTGCTCGCGCGCGAGGGCGAGGGAGCGCTCGTTGCCCTGCACGACCGGGTACAGCGCGACGCCGTTGCTGTCCTTGAGGCCGGACCAGTAGCGGAAGCGCTCGTCGTCCAGCAGCGTCGCGGTGCCCGGCTCGATCAGCACGGAGTACTTCGGCCCACCCTTGCGGTACGGGGCCTGGAGGATGTGGTTCACGGGGTGTCTCCTGTTCGGTGTGGTGATGGTCTGATGCGGCTCGTCCGCGACAGAGCTCTGGACGGTCCAGGCAGGTCGGAACCGGCCGAGGATGTAGGACACGGGGCGGCGGCGGTACGCGGCGGCTTTCGTGTCGGAGCCGTTCGCGCCGAAGGTGCGGACGTAGCGGGGGTCGGCGTCGTGGCTGACGAAGAACTCGACGTGGTTGCCGACGCCGTTGTGCTCCCAGTCGAACAGCAGCACGTCCCACGGCTGGAGGTCGCCGGATCCGGCCGCGTAGGCCCCGTCGCCGGCCGTCTTGAAGTTGTCGACCCACGAGATCGGGCCGGGCTTGCCGCCCCAGAGCACGTGCGAGCAGAACCGGGCGCAGTCATCGATCGCTGCGGAGTCGGTCCACGGGATCGGGAGCACGTCGCGACTCAGGCCGATCAGGGACGTCGCGTAGGTGGCGGCGTCGGTGCGGTTGTTGCGTGCGAGGGTCATCGGTTCGGGCTCCCGTCTCGGGTGTTCTCTTCCAGCTCCGCAATGCGGTCGTCGTGCTCGCCGAGGATGGTGAGCACCCGGGTGAGCTTCCGGTTGACGGTGCCGAGGGTCTCCGTGTTCTCGTTGTGGCGCTCGTCGGCCTCTTCGCGGAGGTTGGTCGTGTGGTTGTTCTTGACCTCGTGCTTGATCGCCGCGATATCGCGGGCGAGCGCGACGATCCAGCGGACGACCTCGCGGAGCTTCTTGATCACGTAGCCGAGCGCCGTCAGGGCGGCGAGGATGCCGCCGAGGATCGTCGTCGCGCGACCGCCCGGGTTGTCCCAGACGGTCGTGATCGCTTCCGCCGCCTGTTCCGCGAGCGTCATGCGTCCACCACCCGGGCGATCCAGTTGAAGACGATCGGCGCGGACGTGGAGCCGGGTGCTGTGCCCGTCGTCCAGTTCGCGGAGTTGAGAGTGAAGCCGTCCTTCGTGATCGCGGACACGGCCGCGGTAATGCGGGAGTGGCCCGCCGTCGCGACCACGGCGGGCGGGGCCGTGAAGCGCCCCGCGGGGAACGTGACTTTGGTGTCGGTGCCGTACGCGCCAGCAGCGATCGAGGCGGTGTAGTTGACCTTCCCCGCCGCGCCCGCGGTCGCGGCTGCACGGGCGACGAGCGCGGCCTGCACGGCGTCGGCCTGGTCGCCGAACCAGTCTTCGAGGGGATCGACGTCGTCGCCGGGTTCGGGCGCGGGGATGTTGTCGGGGGTGGTGTAGCGCATGGTTACTCCAGCGGGTCGGCGTTGTAGTCGCGGAAGGTCTGGTCGTGGGCGGCGTTGAACGCGGCGAACGTGCCGTTGCCGGCCGCGGTGAGATCTCGGAAGCGGGCTCCGACGCGGGACTCGTTGACGGTGACCGTCACCATCCACTGCGTCGGGGTGATCGAGTGCTGCACGCCGAGGACCCGGGACTGCTGGTGCACGTCCTTGTAGTCCACGGCGATCGTGGACCGCAGTTCGAGCACGTCGAGCACGTCGAGCTTGGACTGCGCGTTGAACGTGAACGACGTCACCGTGTACTTCGGTCGGCGGAGCGGCCCCATGACTTCACGGGCGCGTTGGGATGCGTCCGCGGTGTGCGGCGCGCCGAGGTACAGGCACGTGTCCAGTTCGCTCGCGCGGGCACCCCACCGGGCGATCGCGACGTCCTGGGTGAACGTCATCGACTCGTCGGCAGTGTTCCCCGTGGCGGGGTCATAGCCGTGCTGGTTGAGCTTCAGCGACGTCACCACGTTCCGGGTGTCATAGCCGAGCGCCACGTCCGTGTAGGACACGTCGCCCGCGTTGGTGTCGCTGAAGCGGGCCACGGGGTCGGTGTCTTCGAGCTGGCGGCGGAACAGGGCCGTGCCGCGCTTCGTGACGTACCACCGCGCGCCGACGCTGTTGCAGGCGAGGTCGAAGTGATTCAGCAGTGACGACTCGTAGCCGACGTCCTGGAGCACGTACGCGTCGGGCGCGCCGATCTTGACCACGCGCATGTCGCTGATCGCGATCGTGAGTGCCGTCGTCGCGCCCGCGGCGAGCTGCCCGCCCGTGCGCTGGAAGATCCCGACCGCGCCCTGCTGCGTGCCCGGGTTGAACCGGACCGCCAGCGTCTGCGGCGTCGTGACGCTCATGTCGATGCTGTCGCCCCACGTCATCGCGAGGGCGGGACCGTCGCCGAACCCGACCGACCAGTCCCCCGGAGTGATGCCGACCCGCTTGCGGACGGTGACGGTGAGCACGGCGGCGTAGCCCGCGGTGCGGTCGAGGGTGCGGAACTGCTGCGCGACGGTGACGCCGCTGAACGTGCCCGCGGCGGTGCCGGTGTTCGGGAGCCGGTAGACGCTCCACGCGCCCTTGCCGTCGCCGCCCGCGTACCACTGGTTCGCGGGCGTCGCGGTGCCGCGCTGGAGCCACCCGGCCGCGCTGACCCCGCCCGCCTGGTCGTAGATCGCCGTGTCCGCGTCGGCGGGCGCGTCGATCGGGACGAACGAGCTGGTGGCGAGCTGTTGGATCCGGTCGGCCCACGTCTGGTACCCGGCGCCGGAGGTGGCAATCGCCCCGTACCGGTCGGTGTTCGCCAGCGACTGCACGGCGTCCACGGCCTGCACGGTCGTGAAGATGTGTTCCTCGTTGGTGCTCTTGTCGTACTCGACCGACTGGTAAATGTCCGAGACGGTGCCCGTGAACTCGGGCCGCTGGCGGCCGGTGTCCCAGATCGTCAGCTTCGCCACCCACAGGTTGAACAGGGCGCGGCTGGTCGATGCCGTGATGGTGTCGGCGGCGGCGATCGCAACGTTCCAGTCGGACGCGTCGGGGGCGGTGAACGTCCACGCGATCGCGGTCCCGGCGTCGGTGGCGGTGATCGGGTCGGACTGCGCGAGGACGGTCGGGCTCGCGGCCGATCCGGAGTAGATCACCACGCGCACGCGCTGCACGATCGTCGTATCCCCGGACCGGAGCGTGCCCTTCACGGTGTACGTGTCGCCGCGGTCGAACCGCCCCACCGGGCGGTTGTTCGTCGGGTTAGCAACGTAGGTGTTCGGCGACGCGAACAGCAGCGCCCCCGCGGCGACCGCGGTCACGTCGGGGCTGTAGTTGTTCCAGTTCGCCTGGATCGACCCGTTGAAGATCCCCTGCCCGAGCGACAGGGTGGTGCTCGCGCCGTTCACGGTCGCTTCGACGTTGCGGGCGAGCAGCCCCTTCGACGCGACCTGATCCTCCGCCGTGGTCGGCATGAGGTCCCACGCGATCGCCGGGGCGAGCGGGGGGCGGATGACGCGAATCGGGCTGTTCGGCTGGAGGTCGGAGCGGCGGCGGAGATCCAGCGCGCCGTAGAGCTGCGCGTCGAGGGTGCCGACCTGCGTCTCGACCTTCGCGCCGCTCTGCGTCGCGCCGCGCTGCATGTCCACGCTGGTGGCCTTGTCGGCGAGGTCGGTCCAGGATCCGCCGTCGCGGTCCCATACCTGGAAGGTGAGCAGGTCCACGACGGGGACCTCGCGGACGGTCATCGGCGGACCCCGTTCGAGCGGTTCCACTCGTCCCATGCCTGCGCGATGATGCGGCCGGACTCGCGGGTCGGATTCAGCATCTGCGCCTGGACCGTCGTCGCGAGCACGATCGTCCGCGGGGCGGCCCCGGCGAGGTCGATCGACCCGAACCCGAGCGACGAGAGCGTGTCGGGGTTGAGGCTGCCGCCGATCATGTCGGTGAGGTCGGAGAGGGTGTCCTGCACGCCGCGCCGGCCGTTCTCCAGGCCGGTGACGAGGCTGCCCATGATCAGCCGCCCAGCGCCCGTGAGCAGCGTCTTGTCGCGCTTCACGGGACCCTTCCACGACGGGATCTTGTCGGTCAGCTTCGTGAACCAGGCCTGCACGTCGCCCCACAGCGTCTGAAGGCCGTTGAGGAAGCTCTGGATGACTTGCTTGCCCGCGTTGAACAAGAACTGGCCCGCGTTGCCGAGCGCGGAAACGACGCGCTGCCGGATCCCGGAGATCCACGACGACACGGCGTTCCACCCGCTCTTGACGCCGTTGAGCATCCCGACGAGGACGTTCGTCCCGGCCTGCTTCAGCCAGTTGATCGCGGTGCGGAAGAACGCGCCGACCTTGCCGGGGATCGCGGCGAGGAACGCCATGATCTTGCCCCAGTTGTTGATGATCAGTCCGTACGGCGTGTAGCCCCACACGGTCTTGATCACCGTCCAGATCGCGTTCAGGATCTGCGCGATCTTCGCCCGGGCCGCGGCGAACGCGGCGAGGATCCCGGCCCACGTCGCCTTCAGGAACGGCAGGGCGGTGTTCTGGAACCAGTCCACGACCGCGGCGATCGCGACCTGGATCGCCCCCCACACGGCCTGCACGATCGCTTGCCCGGTCTTCGTCTGCGTGAAGAACCACACGAGCCCCGCGACGAGCGCGGCGATCGCGAGGATCAGCAGCCCGATCGGGTTCGCCGCCATGACGAGGTTGAACGCGAGCTGCACCCCACGGGCAACCTTCGTGATCGTGGACCACGCCTGCATCGCCGCGCCCGCGACCTTCAGCACTCCGGCGAGTCCGGCGAGTCCGGCGACGATCGCGAGGATCAGCTGCGGGTTGCTGCTGAGGAAGTTCGTGAAGCCCTTGAAGCCCGGACCGTTCACCAGGTCGAGCGCCCCCGCAGCGACGCGGGAGATCATCGGCAGGAACGACGTGCCGAGCTTGGCGACGGTGTTCTGGAGCTTCGCGGACAGGATCTGCTGCTGTTCGGCGACGGTGCCGCTCTGCTTCTTGAACTGGCCCTGCGCGTCGGTGCTCTGCTTCGTGAGCGCGGCGAGGATGATCTGCTGCTTCTGCGCGTTGGTCCACGACGACGAGTTGGACGACAGGCCAAGCGCGACGGCTTGCGCCTGCAGCTGCGCCTGGTTGAGCGAGATCCCGTACTTCTCGATGGGATCCATCTCGCCCTTCATCGCGGCGGACAGGGCGTCCACGGCGTCGGACGTGGTGCCGCCAAAGGTGGCGGCGAGGTCGGAGCCGAGCCCGATCAGGTCCTTCGTTTTCCCGCCGAGCTGTTCGAGCGGGGTACCGGCGTTCTTCAGCTGCGCGCCGAGCAGCGTCGCGAACCGGTCGTATTCGGTGGAGGACAGCCCCACGGCGTCGGCGGCGCGCTTGCTGTCCTTGATCACGCCGTTGGCGTACTTGCCGAACACGGCCTGCACACCGCCGACCATCTGCTGAAGGTCAGAGGCGGGCTTGATCGTCGCGCCGAGTCCGGCGACGATCGCCGCGGTGCCGCCCGCGACGATCGTGCCGGCCTTCGAGAACCGCCCGCCGATCCGGCCCAGCTTGTCCGAGAGGGTGTCCATGCCCTTCGACGCGGGGCCGGTGTTCGCGAGCACCGAGATGGTGATCGTGTTGTTCGGCATGCGGCCCTACTTTCGGGAGTGACGTGTCACGGCGCGGAGGATGGCGGCGCGCTGACCGGCGGTCAGCGCCCAGTAGTCGGTCGGGTTCAGATGGACGAGTCCGGCGACCACGAACTCGGCGAGGTCGCGGTCACGGGCTCGTCGGAGATCGCGGAGGACTGCGCGCTCGTCGGGATCGGCTCCGGAGTCGCCTCCGGCTGCGTAGGGCCCGCGGTGTCGTCCTCGTCGTCGGTGTCGATGCCGAGCAGCTCGTTGACCTCGTGCTGCGTGAGGTTCAGCGCCTGGTCGAACTGGTAGGTCGGTTCGGTGCGCCGCTTGACGACGTACGCGAGGGCGGCGGTCATGCGGCCCACGTAGGCGTCGTCGTCGGAGAACTTCTTGATCGACATCTTCGAAATGTCTTCGACCTTCGCGATCTCGCCGAGGGTCAGGGAGTCAATGTCAAAGCCGGTGCCGGACATGGTGTTGCTCGCTTTCGGGTCAGGTGTTCGGGAGGCCGTTCTTGGACAGGACGGCCATGAGTCCGCGGTCGAGCTGGTCGAAGATCTCGGCTTGCTCAGCGCGGAGCGCGTCCGTGAGGAACGGATGCGCGGAGATGTTGTGGGCGGGCCACCCGTAGTGCTCCACGCCCGCGTACGGGACGCGAGCGGAGCCCGCGCGGACCACGGCTTTGGTCTTGCCGCGGCCCGCGCGGATCGTGCCCTGCAGAGCGCCGGAGAGGTACGGCGCGCGTGGTTGGGCGGCGACGACGACGAGCATGCCGATCGCGTGCATCAGGTCGGACATGTCCTGCATGTCCGCGCCCGACTTCCGGAGCGCCCGTGCGACCTTGTTCAGACCGTCTACGCGCACCCGCGCCGCGCCGCCCGCCACGGGGTCAGTCCTCGCCGAGCGCCGTCGCGAGTTCGGCGGCGCTGGTGACCTTCGTCGGCTTGCCGTCGAGCTTCCACTTCAGATCGGTGGTGTACTCCTCGTCCTCGCCAGCGTCGCCGCCGAGCTCCGGTGGGGCACCGATCGTGACGTTCCCGACGAACCACGGCGCGTCCGGGGTCGGCGCGTCCGCGACGCCCTTCGGGGCGTAGACGTAGGGCACGGTCTTACCCACGTTGTCCCAGGCGTAGGACCAGAACGAGGTCGGGTCGAGCGACTGGATCGCGGTGATCTCCAGCGTGTACGCCTTGCCGCCGCCGTTCGCGGCGTCGTAGAACGTGACGACCTTGCTGTCGGCGTCGTCGTTGGTGACCTTGCAGGACGTGACGTCCATCCAGAAGTCTGTCTGGTCGATCTTCAGCGACAGGGCGTTGCCCTTGAGTCGCTTCGATCCTCCGTTGGGCAGAACCATGTGGGGTGCTCCTAGCGTGTGGTGGTGAGTTGGATGCGGGCGGCGAAGTAGGACGGGCCGTTGGTGCCGATCTGGAGGCTGTAGGGCTGTCCGACCTGGACGACGCCGAACGGCACGAGCGCGCCGAGGGCGTCTTCGATCAGGGAGTCGAGACTGACGGTCTGTGGCCGCTTGTCGCCGGGGGCGACGAGCAGGACGACTTCGTGGTTGACCTTCCAGCGCTGCGCGCCGGGGCGGGAGGTGGTGGACGGTTCGATGTAGGGCGACCCGGGCTGCACGAGCGCCAGCGGCGGGTCGAGACGGTCGGGCAGGAACGCGATCGAGCGGATGCCGGCCGCGGCCACCGCGGCGGTGATCTCGTCGCGGAGCTTCGTCAGGTCACTCGTCGCGGCCGTGGTGGTCATGCGACGCCCGTCGGGACGAACTGGTCGAGGATCGGGTAGGCGCGGATCAGCGGGTCCCGGGCCGTGAATACGGTCGGGGCTCCGTCGCCGGATCCGAACTGTGCGACGCCGTTCGGGGCCTTGCGCCGGTTGTACAGCTCGGACCCGACTTCGAGCACCGCCCCGTCCACGATCGGTTCGGGGACGTCGTGCTCGCCGATGTACTTCGTGACGAGCGCGGTCGCGCGGGCGACGCACGACTCCACGAACTTGTCGGCCGGGTCCCCCGACCCGCCCGCGTACTGGTCAGGGTTGACGTACGCGAGCAGGTCGGCGGCGGTGACGGACATGATCAGGCCGCGGGGACGGTCGGGTCTTCGGTGACGACGGGGATCAGACCGCCCGGGATCTCGTCCGCCAGCGCCGTGTAGAAGTACACGGAGTACGCCTGGGTGAGGTTCACGATGTTGCTGTCCGTGAGCGACACGATCGGGCTGTTGTAGGCGCGGATCGCGAGCTTGTTCACGAACTGCGGCGTCGCGGTGGCCTGCTTCGGGTCCACGCGGACGGTGACGCCTGCGAGGTTGCCGCCGAGCGCCTCCGGGGCGATCGTCCCGACCGCGTTCACGCCCGTCCCCGAGACGGTCATGAGCGGACGGCCGGTGGAGTCGGTCAGGCCCGCGAGCCCCTTGAACGTGTCCTTGTCCACGAGCAGCACGTCGAGGGACAGGCCCTGGTCCTCGTAGAGGCCGGCCGCGTCGATGATGCCGCCGACCCACGGGGTGTACTTCGTCTGATCGGCGATCGTGACGGTCGTGCGGGCGTTCGGCGTGTCCGCCGCGAGGCGCTTGTCACGGAGGGCGGCGACGAACGCGCGGAGGGCGACGTTCTTGTTCTTCCCGGCCGCGATCGCCATGCCGCGGAGGGTGAGGTCGAGCATGTTGACGCTGGACCGCTCGATCTCCTGGCGGGAGAGCTTCGAGTAGCCACCGACCGTCTGCACGTTCGCGGTGCGCGCCTTGACGGACACCTTGCCGTACACGAGGTCGTCGCCCTCGTTGGCCTGGACGCCCACCTTCGTGGTGTTCGTGTCCAGCTCGCCGAACTCGAGCTGCATGCCCTGCGACGGCAGGGTGCCGGTGGAGAACAGGCCGGAGAGGATCGAGTTGTCCTCGATCAGGCGGGTGAGGTCGCCGACCCACGCGGGACGGATCGTGCCGTCGTCGGCGATGACGCCGCCGTCCCAGGCGCGCTGGAGCAGCCCTTCGTAGGACTGGACGGTGGACTCGTCGCCGCGGACGAGGGCCTGGAGCACCTGCCCCGGGGAGCGGGTGTCGGCGACCGGGGTCGCGTCGCGCTGCGCGAGCAGGTCGGGGATGCTGCGCTGGAAGTCCTCGAAGCGCTGGCCGAATGCGTCGAACTCGGCGCGGGTGAGCAGGTCGTCGGTCATGGTGTCCTCACGGTTCTGGGGGTTCTGGAGATCGGGGCGTGCGGGCGGGGCGGTGCGGTGGCGGACGTCGAGGACGTCCGCTCCGGCGTAGGCGGGCATGGGAACGAGGGAGACTTCGAGAACCTGCACGGCGGTGCGGGTGACGTTGCCGGTCACGTCGTCGATCTCGGTCGTGACGGGGCGGAAGCCGACCGACATCTTCCGGACCACGCCGTCGCGGAGCAGCGTGTAGGCCTCGTCGCCGCGCGGGGTTCGCGAGATCGGGGCGGTGATCTCCCACCCGGCGTCAGTGTCGCGGTGCGAGATGATCCGGCCGATCGGCTCCGAGTGCCGCCAGTACAGCAGCGCGTCGTCGGAGTCCTGGACGGCCCCGCGGGCGAACGTCTCGGTGTAGTCGCCGAACCAGTCGGAGATCTCGGTCGGCTCGTCGTACGGGACCGCGATGCCGGTCACGGTCCGCTCGTCGGTGTTGACGGCGCGGACGTGCATCTCGCGGACGTGGAGCTGGTCCTGGTCGCTCATTCGGTCGCCTCCGTGGGCTCGTCGGCCGGAGCCGTGTCGGTCGCGTCGGCGGACGGGTACCCGGCCGCGACGGCTTCGTTGGTCCAGAACATCGCTTCCTGGAGCGCGGTCAGCGCGGCCGACAGCTCGCGGCCGGCCGGAGCCATGGCGAGCACGGCTTCGGCGAACGTGCGGAACGCGGCGGTGTTCGCGGTGATCTTTGCGACCGCTTCCGGGGGCAGGTTCTTCCGCTCGAAGCGGGCGAGGACGGGGTTGGTCACTGGTCGTCCTCCGCGCTCGTGGCGGCGATCGCCGCGGGCTCGTCGGTCTTCGTCGCGTCCAGCTCGCCGAGGTCGGCGGCGGGCACCGCGGCGGGCTTCGGGTCGTCCAGGCCGTCGATCGGGTCGAGTCCCTCGATCGCGCGGACCTCGTTCTTGAGCAGCCATCCGGCGTCGATGCCGAGCTTGTGCGCCTCGTAGCGGGTCTTCGGGTCGGCGCGGAGGAAGCCGTCGATGTTGAACCGGACTGTCTGCCCGTAGGCGGTGATCTCGGTCCACGCTTCCTCGATCTCGCGGAGCGGCTTCTGGAGCGCCCAGCGGACCAGGGCGCGGTCCTCGTCCTGGAGGTTCGCGTACGTGTCGCTGGAGCCGTCGAGTGCGACGAGCATCAGCCGTGCGGGGATCCCGAAGATGCGGGCAGCCTTGAGCGCGGACAGGTTCTGCGACTCGACCCACTGCGCGTCCTTCGGGCTGAGCGCCAGGTGCACGAACTTCATGCCCGAGTGCAGGACCTTGATCTTCTCCCGCTCCGCGTACCAGGCGTCGCGAGTTTCCTTCGCGGTGTCGGCGTTCAGGCGCGCGTCGGTGGTGAGGTAGCCGGGCGGGACGTCGCCGCGGTCGAACCACTGTTCCGCGTACGTCTGGACGTCGAGCGCGCCACGAAGCTCGACCTGCGCGGCCTGGATCGGCCCGAGCCCGGTCGTGCGTCCCGGCATCCGCAGGAGCTGGAGGTGCTGGATCTCGTCGGTCTTGAGGGTCTTGCCCTGGTAGGAGTACCCGGTGACGGTCGTGCCGTCCTGGAGCGACGTCAGCGGGGCGACCATGCGCGGGTCGAGGACTTCGGCGGTACGGACCGCGCCGCGGTCGTCGCGGTGCAGCCGCCAGTACGCGTTGCCGTGGCCCGCCAGGGACGTCATCGACAGTTCGATGAACGCCGACCGGTGCATGGTGAGGTCGGGCTTGCGGACGATCGCGGGCTGCGGCTCGACGCGGGCGGTTCCGCGCCACACATCGACGGAGAGCTGCGACGCGGCGGTGGCCCAGATCCCGATCGCCCGGTACACGGCCGAGAGGCCGGACGCTTCGGCGACGGTGACGCCCGCAGGGCGGTTCCGCGACGGCGGGGTGATCGCGGCGGGCATGCCCTCCTGCGCGTTCTCGTCGGCACTGCGGAGTCCGAGGACCCGGGAGGCGAGGTTGCGAGCGATCGACACGGGTAGGACTCTGGGGGTGCCCTGCCGGACCGCCCCTAGCGTTCGGTCCGTGAACGTCCGTGAGCGTCCGTCTCGGTCGGTTTCAGTCGGTCACAGGACGAGCGATCCGCCGACGTCGATCGTCTCCGCGACGTACACGCCGCGGACGGTCGCGAGGGCCGCTTCGATCGACTGCGAGCCGGATCCGCGCACGAGCTTGTACTGGTCGCCGTGCGTGGCTTTCCGTATCACGTTCTGGAACTGTGGAGCCAAGCCCGGTTCGCCGTGGATCAGCTCGCCGCGGACGACCTTGGAGTAGAACATGCTCGCCGCGGAAACCTCGTCGCCGAGCGACATGGTCCGGACCGGGTAGCCGTTCTCCTTGAGCTTCTTCGCCAGCGACGGCAGCGAGTAGCCGTCCACGACGAACGTCTCGGGCGACAGCTTCCCGAAGACGTGCTCGCAGTAGTCGAACAGGGCGTCCACGGTCGGGTTCGGGATGCCCTTCGCGACCTGAATCCCGATTCGGTCGTCATCGAGCTTCGACGTCGCGACGACGGTCGCGTAGGACCAGTCTGGGGTCCGGTCGATCGTGAGGATCGGCCGAACGAGATCCACGTCGTCGCTGAAACCGGGCACGAGCAAGCGGGTCCAGTCGGGCACGTTGATGTAGCCGTTGTCCTTGCCGGACACGAACCGGTTGAGGCGGTACCGGATCGCGTTCCCCGGGACCTGCCCGCGGGCGTCACCGACGACGTTCTCGATCCGGACCCGGCCCGACGCAACGGACGGGTTCGCCATGGCGAGCCACCGGCCGAGCAGCGCGTCGTCGTCGGGCATGCGCGGTTCCGGGGCCTCCCAGACGAACTTGCCGAACGTCGCGGACTCCGCCCGCTCGTACAGGTGCAGCAGGTGCGTGGAGTCATCGTTGCCGGCCGTCGTGATCCCGACGACCATGCAGTTGTCGCGACCGCCGAGCCCGTTCACCATGTCGTCCCAGAGTTCACCCTTGATCAGGTGAACCTCGTCAACAATGCCGAGATCAATCGGGATCCCCTGCAACGCGTCCGATTTCGACGCTTTAATCTCCCAGATCCCGCCGCGCTTTGTTTTCAGGCCGCGAGTGTCGGTGAGCTTCGCGAATAGGTTCGAGAGGGCCGCGGATCCCTTGACGATCTTCTGCGCCCGGTTGTAGACAATCCGGGCCTGTTCCGCATTCTTGGCAATGCTCAGCACCTGCGGGCTGTGCTTGTGGTACATGAACAGCAAACCGAGTGCCGCGGCGATTTCCGTCTTCCCGTTCTGACGGCCGAGGCTGATCAGCACTTCGCGGTACCGGAGGATCCCGAGGGGCGTCAGCTCCGTGATCGCGTGCAGCAGCTGTTCTTGCCACCGCTCGAGGACGTAGCCGTTCGCGGCGTACCAGGCGCGGCCGAGCATCTCCCGGTGCCGTTCGTACAGCGATGCGAAGTCAGCGTCCAGCGGGCGGGTCCAGCGGGTCGGCGGCCACGCGGCGATCCCGGTCAGGTCGAACGTGGGCGCCGGGGCGGCGGCGACGGCGCTCACTTCCAGTCCCCGTCCCACATCGCGGGCGGCATGCTGTCGTCGCCCGGGTCGCCGTTCTTGCCACCGATCAGGCCGGCCGATCGCTTGAGCTCGTTCATCCCGTGCCGCCATGCGGTTTCGAGCGCGCCCTGCGCGGCGCGCCCGCTCGATCGATTGTCGTCAAGCGAGCGCGCCATTTCCACCATGGACGCGATAGTCGGGCGATCGGAGTCCGATAGTTTATCCGCCATGTCCCGGAGAGCGGCCGTTAGTGAATCCATTCGTGATTCGCCGCCGTTCGCGAGAATCGCGTCTAGATCGATAGCCATTGGTCATGTCTCCTGAATTTTCCGGGGCATTTGTGAGAAAGGCAGGTGTGGGCGGGGTAGGCCGGGGGTCACTCAGAAGAACCGGACCGGCGAGTGGCGGGCCAGGCTGGACCCGACCGGCCGATCGCGACGACCGGGCGCGGGCGGTCCTCCGCGAACACGAGCACGGCGTCGTGCATCACGGTCGAGCCCCACAACCGCTCTTCGGCGTCCGTCGATGCAGTCAGGTCAGCGACGAGCGTCGCGGTCACCGTGTAGTCGTCGCCGTCGAACGCGCGGACTGCGGTCGTCTCGATGTAGCTCACCACGGGCTGTCCTCCGTTCTGGCTGCGTCGCAGATGGGGCAGGGCCAGCCCCTGGCTGCGGCGTAGAGGCGTGAACGGCGGGGCGGGTCGGCCGTGTACAGGCGGCAGGCGGGATCGGTCGGCAGGTGGACGCTGAGGCCCTTGCGGACCTGACGGAGCCGGTACCAGTCGGACGTCCGGTAGAGGTTCCACGCGGCGAGGGCGACCGCGAGGACGACGACAGCCGCGGCGATGACGACCAGGTTCACGGCGGCCATCAGTAGAGGATCCACTGGAGGGCCTTGGTGACCCCGCGCCCGGACGGGTCGGCCCTGCGCCACACGCGGCCGTAGTCCTCGTCGTTGCCGTTGAGGATCCAGCGGCCGGTCACCGCTTCGGGCTCCAGGTCCAGGTAGGGCTCCAGCTCTTCGAGCGCTTCGTCGTCGGGCATGGCGCACTCGACCTGGAAGTACTCGAGGATCGCGTCGCGGGCGGCTTCGGCGTCGTGTGTCTTCGTGACGATGAAGCCGCCACCGTCGTTGACGGACCAGGCGACGGGCTTGGGGGCGGGGCGGTTCTTCGAGGGCATGCTGTGTCTCCTAGGCGTACTTGGGGTTGACGTAGGCGGGGCGGGTGTTGAGTCGTGCGCCCTTGCGGCTGTTGCAGGGGCGGCACAGGGTGGTGAGCATGTGGTCGGGGTACTGGTCGCCGGGGATCCCGGTGACAGACGGCGGGACGATGTGGTCGACGGTGAGGTCCTCTTCGGATCCGCAGTCGGTGCAGCGGTAGCCGTCGCGGTGCTTGATCCGCTTGCACTGCGCCTTCCAGGCCCGTGACGTGAGATCGGCGCGCGGCTTACCGGCCACTGGTGACCGTCTGACGCTGTTTCGCGGCCCACGTGAAGACGTCGGACCAGGCGTAGCGGTAGGACCGCCCAGCGGGCACGTGGTCGGGCGCGCGGCCCGCTCGTCGCCAGTCGGCGAGGGTCTTCGGCTGGACGCCGAGCCATTCGGCCACTTCGGCCTCGGTGGCGAGCTTCGTCATGACGTGGCCTTCCTGACGGCGTTCTGCAGGGCGAGGGTGATCACGGCGACCTCGCGCTCGGTGAGCCAGATCGAGACGTCGTGCACGTCGAGGCGGACGGCGGGTCCGCGGTCGGGGACGAACCTCGCTGCGCGGACGGCCATGCCGAGTTCTCGGAGCGTCGGGCCGATCCCGAGAGGCCGGTTGCCTGCTTCACCGTCTCGGGCGGGCCGCGGAGCGGCCTCTGCCACCTGGCGGGCCGTCAGCCCGCCGCAGAAGTGGTTCGCGACGTCTCGGACGCCCATCCACGAGTGCGGGCCGTGCTCGACCTCCTGAGGGCAGCGGAGCGCGTCAGGCACGGGGGGCCTCGTTCCACATGGCGGCTTCGGTGGCGGCGTCGTCGGCGCGCATCTCGGCGTCGATGCGTCCGCAGAGGCGTCCGATGACGAGGGCGGCGATGATGGCGAGGACGGTCATGCGGATGCTCCGATCAGTACGGGGTCGATGCGCACGGCGCACGCCGTGCAGTAGCCCGACCCGGGGTCGGGGGTGTGACGGCCGGTGGTGCGGTTCACGGAGCAGCGCTCGACGTGGTCCGCCTCTGTACGACGTTCTTGATCGTGACCAGTAGGTGTTCTTGCGTTGGTCTTCTGGTCTTGTTCTTCTGGAGAGTGTTCTTCTGTAGTCGTGCGGCTATCCACCGTTGGCTCACCCACCGTTGGCTCACCCACCGTTGGGCTGTCCACGATTGGGCTATCCAACGTTGGGGAATCGCACTTAGGTTTTGACCGGGGGTTTTCGGCCTGTAGAGCCATCGGCACGGACCACGGGTCGCTGATGCTCCACTGCGTGCCCGTCACGCGCCCCTTGGCATCGCGAGTACGCGCCCGCTCGATGTAGCCGCGCCGTTCGAGCTGCTTGACAGCCGTGCGGACGGCGGTCAGGCCTTCCTCGTCGGACTCGGTGTCTTCCCGGGTGTCGGCTGCAAGGTCGACCAGCGAGATCGACCAGCCGACCTCGTGCGACATGAGGTAGGTGAGGATGCCCCGCGCGCGGTAGCTGAGGCGGCGGTCGCGCGCCCAGTCGTTCGGGATGCGGGTGAAGCCCCGCTGTTCCCACGAGAGGCCGTTGCGGACGATGCGGCCCGCCGTGTGCGGTGCGCTCACGAGGCCTGCTCCGACTGCTCCGCGGCGAGGGCGTCGATCGTAGCGGCGTCGAACACGTACGCACCGCGGAGGCCGGGCATCTTCGCGGCGGGCGCGAGCTTGCCGGACTCCACGCGGCGAATCGTCTGGCGGATCGACTCGCCGAGGCGCTGGGAGGCCTCCCGCGTTCCGATCAGTTCAGGTGTTGGCATAATCCAACCGTAGGCCACGGTTGGCGCATGTCAAAGACTCGACACGATCGAGATTTGTCAAACGTTGCGCAAGATCGAGATATCGGCGTAGGTTTGACGCATGACACTCATGCCCGCACCGTCGAACGTGCCTCCGATCACGCTCGCGCACCGACTGCGCATCGCGCGCGAGTGGCGCAATCTGGAGCAGATCGACGTCGCCAAGGAACTCGGAATCTCGCGCGCAACCGTGAGCAACTACGAGCGCGGACACACCGCCCCGGGGAAGCTCGTGATCAACGCGTGGGCGGTCGTGTGCAAGGTCGACGTCGAGTGGTTGCGCAACGACGACATGCCGTCAAACGGTGGACCGGACGGGGGTGCCACAGTGACAGATAGA